AACCAAACCGCAAAGCTCAAAGGTATTCCAGACCTGACTATGTGGATATATGACGAATTTGAGGAAGAGCCAAACGAAAATAATTTTGATACCATTGATGAAACGGTACGAAGCAAAAACGCAAAAAACGTAGTTATTTTAATCCTTAATCCCTCGTTTAAAAGTGCATGGTATTACAAACGTTGGTTTGAACCTCATAACCTTCCAAACGAATTTACGGGCGTAATTGGAAATGTTACCTACATTCATCATAACTATTTAGACAATATTGAAAACCTTTCTGATAAATTTCTGGCAAAAGCTGAATCGGTCAGACTAACCAATCCATTACGATACAATCATAGATATTTAGGCCATTGGCTCGATGATGCTGAAGGACTCCTTTGGAATCGTTCCATCCTTGACCGTCAAAGGGTTCGGGTTGCGCCTGAATTGGTGCGGGTCATTGTTTCGATTGATCCAGCTGTCACTAAAACGATGGATAGTGATGAGACGGGAATTGTAGTCTTAGGCAAATCGGCAAACGGTCATATCTATGTTTTGGAGGATATTTCAGGGAAATATAGCCCGCTCGAATGGGCAACCGTTGCGAACCAAGCCTATATAAAATGGAATTGCGATGCTTATGTAGCTGAAAAGAACCAAGGTGGAGACATGGTAATGGCAGTCATAAGGCAGGTAGACAAGACCAATCGAATCATCCTAGTAACAGCCACAAAAGGCAAAGCGTTACGAGCCGAACCGATTTATAGCCTTTACGAACAAGGGAAAATATGGCACGTTGGTATGTTCCCAAAACTCGAAAGCCAAATGGTAACGTTTAATCCAGATTCGAATAAAGACAGTCCTGACAGGGTTGATGCAATGGTGCATGGAGCGACCGAATTAGTAATTAAGAGGCGTACCTTTGCAATTGCGTAAGAAATTAGTAATATTGTAAAAAAATATGTATGGCATTAATAGATGTTTTTAAGGGCGTTGTAAATAACCTATTTGGTTCGAATGGGAATGTTTTAGGTTTAGGCGGTGTAAATTTTAATCAAGTGGTAGGCCGCTCAGCTCCATTTATTGGTACTGAAAATAAAACCCGCTACATTGAGGACTTTGAGAAAATCAAATATGCCTATGCAGTCATATCATTTATATCCTCTAAGGCAGCAAAGGTTCCAACTGCCATGTTTAAAATCGGACGGGACGGTCAAAAAGAGAAAATACTTGAAAATCTATTGCTTGACAAGCTAAACAGGCGACCAAACTCATACCAAACAGCCTACCAATTTAAGTATCAGTTATACGGATATTATGGGTCAACAGGAGAGGCATATATTTATTGTCCTAAACTATCAAGTGGTAGATGGGATGAAATGCACATTATTCCATCTAACCATATAGACCCTATTTATGAGAGGACGTTTGAGGGTGCAAGTGGTTTTTTAATCAATGACACGGGACAAGTCATTTCACCCGATGAAATGATATACTTACGAAATGAAGCGTTTGATTTAGTCCAAACGGGTGTGGGATACAAAGGACTAAGCCCAATGCGATCCCTTGTAACGATTTTAAAAAAATCTGCTGATATTGAGAATGCAGATTTAGCAAGCATTCAAAATGGTGGCGTTATGGGCATTATTACCGATAAGACAAGACAAGATGATTCAGGCAATGAGCCGTGGAATCCCGAACAAGTAGCATTGGTTGAAAATAAGATGCGACAAAAAGCATATGGCCCGAATAATAAGGGTAAATTTTTGGTGACATCTGGAGACGTTTCATTTATCCCAATTGGTTTGAGTCCAATCGACCTGAATTTGTACGAATCGGATAAGAAAGTGTTAGAAGATATTTGCATCGTTTTTCATGTTCCTTACATGATTTTTAGGCAGGACAGTACAAGTCAATCCTTTGGAACGGCTATGAGGGAAGCGAGGAAAGCCGCGTATACTGACGCTATTTTAACTTGGGTGGAATCGTTCCATGATTCTTTGAATCATTATGGTATAGAAGGTTTTGAAAAGACTGGAATGGTTGATTATGATACGTCAGGAATCGAGGAACTGCAAGGAGATGAAAAGATGTTAGCCGAAAAGCTAAATATTCAATGGTGGAAAACAGTAGCAGACAAGCAGCGTGAAAGCGGCATGGACGTTGATGAAGAAATGGAGGGCGTTTATATGTTCCCAACTAGCATACAACCGTTTGAAGATGCTAACTTTGTGAATGATATGGCCACCATTGAAAGACGGCTAAGAAATGAACTTTGAAAAGCAAGCTAAAGCGAGGCGAAATAAAATAGACCTTTATGAGCGAAAATATGCTAAGGTTTTTAGAAACGTCATACTTAAACAGCTAAATTCATTTATTGAAGGTGTAGAATCAAACCCGATTATAGCAGCCGATTCGATTAGTATTTATTTTACCGAAAAGCCTATTTCGGATGCATACACCGCAATGATAATAGACACAGGAGAAGCATTCAGGATCAGAAACTTTAATCGGGTGGTCAAGGCAGTTTCGGACGGTGCATGGGAAACGATTGTAAGCAATTATTTAGAATTGTATTCAGGCTTTTTCATTACTGAGGTCAATAACTTTACTAAATCTTATGTACTCGAAAGGTTGCAGCCTATACTTGCATCAGCAGCAAGAGAAGGGTTATCCATTCAACAAACTAGCAAGCTAATAACGCTCGATATTGAGGAATACAAAGGTAAGTTTGCAAGGTATAGAGCGACTCGAATAGCAAGAACCGAAATAATCGGAACGTCCAATTGGGCGAGCGTTCAAAGCGTTAGAGCAGAAGGGTTGCAAGATGATCTTTTAAAAAAGTGGCAGCCCGAACTTGATGGACGGGAGCGAACGACTCACAGGGCTATGGCTGATAGCGATCCAATTGCGATGAATGAGACCTTTCAAGTGCCTAGAATTAAGGGTGGGATTGATGAAATGGACTTTCCTGGGGACAAAAGCGGGAGTTCTGGCAATATCATAAATTGTAGATGCACCGTTGTTTATGTGAGGGTTGATGAAACTATTATATAAACGGTTTGGTATTGTAAAAAAAATTGTATATTAGCGGCATGAAAGTAATACAATCAGTTCTTAAAGATTTGGACGTTGCGAAGCGTGAGGTTGTTTTTGCCTTCGTTAAATTTAATGACTATGATTCGGATAAAGATTTAACTCTCCCGTCCTCTTTCAAAAAGACTATAATGGAGCAGGGGCCGAAAGGATCAGACCGAATAGCCCATCTTTACAACCACGAACGAAAGATATTAGCACCGATTGGCAAAGTTTTAGACCTTTGGGAAGATAATGAGTTTGGTTATGCACGGTCTAAAATGCTTAAAAACCAATTGGCAACCGACATACTAGATGCATACGAGGAGCAAGCAATAAAAGAACATTCCTATTGGGGGCAGGCCGTGAATCCAACTAAAAATGAAAGAGGAGGATATACATTTAGCGAAATGCGACTGATGGAAGTTAGTACGGTGATATGGGGAGCGCAAGAAAAAGCTAGGTTAGTTGAGATGGTAAAAAAAGGCTTAACAACGCCTGAAAATTTGGATGAATATATTAAAGATTTAGCCGCCTATGTTCGAAAGGGCAAAGCAACGGATGAATTTTTGCAAGATATAGAGTTGGAAATAATGAAATTCAGCCAGTTAATTAAATCACTTAGGCCGCTAGAGTTAGCACCCGAGCCGATAAACAAAGTGGAGATCAGCTTATCCGATTTAGTTAAAATGGGTTTTTAATTTTAAATAACAAAAAAGTGGATATTAAAGAAAAAAATGAGTTCTTAGAGGTCATCAAAGGAAAGATCACTGAGATTGCGAAAGCAGAAGCAACGGCAAGCGTTGCAGACATTGCCAAAGCAAACAAAGAGGCGCAGGACATGATTGAAAAGGTTTTGGGAGACAAAATTTCTAAAGCCGATTTTGATAAAATGGAGGGAGCTTTTAAGAAGCAACTGACCGAACTTGAAAATAAGAACACCAAAGAGCTTAGTTTCAATGGTATCTTTATCGAAAAGCATGCCAAGCAAATAGATGAATTTAAGGCAATGGCTGATGGTAAATTGAAGTCTATTACCATGGACATTGAAAAGACACCGGGAGTATTTACAGCAGTCAACTCGTTAGGCGGAGCTAGTGCGGCGGCTAACTTTGCTATCAATAACAACGAAATGATAGTACCGATTGCGAGGCGTAGAACTCACATTCGTAATATCATTGGGATGGGTACAACTGATCAATCAGTATTTCCATACTTGAGAGAGACACCAAAAGAGGGAGCGGTTGGTACGCAAAACCCTGAGGGAGCGGCTAAGGCACAAGTTGAATACAAAGCATCTTTAGTTTATGCAACGGAGGAAACAATCGCAGCCTTTCAGTTGACAGGTAGACAAACCCTAACGAATGTGAGAGGACTTTCTACATTCCTAAACATGGTAATGTTAAAAGACCTTATGATTAAGGAGGACGGCCAACTATTAGCGGGAACGGGTGCAGACGGTCAGATATTAGGCTTTACGGTTGGCGCATTGACGGCAACGAACATACCAGCCAGCTTCAAGAAGGTAACTCCGACCGTTTATGATGCGATTGCAGCAGCAGCGGCGACACTTTCGGCTCGTGAGTATACGGCTAATTTTTGTATCGTCAATCCGTTGACATATTGGGACATGCTAACGTTAAAAGACAATGATGGCAGGTATCAGCAAAACGTTATATTTGACGCTCAAGCGTCAATATTGTACGTCTTTGGTATTCCCGTTATCGCTTCGACTGCCGTTGCAGCGGGTGAAATGGTTGTGGGCGATTCAACACACGTGATGCCAATGCAAAGAGAAGGGATTACACTTCGATTCTCTGAGGAGGATGGAACGAACTTCCAGAGTAACTTAGTAACGGCAAGAGTTGAGGAAAGAATATTGCAGGCGGTTCTTAGAAGCGATGCATTCTTTGCCGATACAATTACAGATGTTACCACAGCGATTACACCAAGCACATAAGGTATAGTTTTTTCATGGTGGTTTAGTTTAGGTTTGGAAAACGGGCGTTGAGAAATGCCCGTTTTTTTATGCCTAAAAATAAATCTTTGAAATAGTTTGCATATTGAAATGTAGCGTGTTATATTTACATAACAATTTAAACGAAGGCACAATGAAACAAGTAACCAAAGGAGGCTCCCGCAAAGGTTCGGGAGCCAAATTAAAATACAACGAACCGACTCAAACGACGTCATTTCGGTGTCCAGTATCGAAACTAGACGAAATAAAACGACTCGTAAAAAATAAATTATCCGAATGGTTAATTAAATCAGTTTAATATTGTTAAATTGCATCAGACTAAACAACTAAACACCATGATACAAACACAAGAATTAAGACTAGGCAATATCCTTCTACATGAAGGAATTGAGAAAAAGGTTGAATCGATTTATTTGGATGGAGATATTACATTCGGAACGATTGACGGATTTAATTTTCCCAAACTAGCAGATTGCGAACCCGTGCCGATTACTCCTGAATGGCTTGTTAAGTTAGGGTTTCGGGAGAGTTCTACTTGGTTCGATATGTTTATTTTAGAGGTGTGTATCATTGAGAAACATCATATATCTGATGTATATGCATTCAGGCAAAGAGAAAACGGAAAAGACGGATTTATAAAACATCTAGAATACATCCACCAACTACAAAACATTTATTTCGCATTAACAGACAAAGAATTATGAGACACGAACAATATATTACTGAGCTAATCGAGGCGGGTAAATTTAAGTCCTACCTAGAAATAGGTATCGGAACAGGCAACTTCTTTAAATCGGTTCAAATCGAATCAAAGCAGTTTTGCGATCCAGTTACAAATGGTATTGGATCAGATGAATTTTTTGTGAATTGTAAAGACAAATTTGACTTAATATTCATTGACGGCCTTCATCATGCGGATCAAGTAGAACGAGACATTCTAAATTCGTGGAAGCATTTGAGCGCAAAAGGGATTATATTAGTCCATGATATTTGCCCGAAAAATGAAGCGATGACCCTCATTCCAAGGCGGCAAGCCGAATGGACGGGAGATGTTTACAAGGCGTGGATGTCATTGGTGGACGCTTATAGCGAGACGCTACAAATCGAAACGATTACAAGCGTTGATTATGGGTTGGGAAAGATTACAAAGTCAAAGCATAAAATAGAATCATTTTTGAATGAAGAGCTAACCTACCAAGATTATGAAAACACAAAAAACTAAACAACCTGAAATATTGAATAATTAAACAACTAAATAAAATGGAAAATACTAAAGAGTTAAACGATAAAAAGCAATGTGATATACACGTTGTTAGGCACTTTTATTTTAAAGTGAACAATAGTAAACTGAATAACGAAAAGATATTTGAACGGCAATTAAATAAAGTTATTGAGCGAATAAAAAACAATTACAAACTTTTAAACAATCAAATTACTTTACAAAGCGGAACTATTGAAGATGACTTTATTTACGATAGATTTAGGCTAAGAATATCCGTTAATTGTGCCTAACACGCACCTAAAACGCAAATGTCTGAAAAAGCCAGTAGCCAAACTATTGATTCAAATCGAAACCCTTAAATCAAAGCTATGAAAAAGAAAACTAATACTGACTCTAACTATGAAGAAATGATTAATGCATATCAGCGTCAATTAGATGATGATATAAGGCTTTGGAAAATGATGCAACCCAATATAGTCCAGCACTTGTTAATGGCCTTAGTTGATAAAATATCAACTTATATTAAAAGACTTATTAAATCAAAGCCATGAAAACAGCCATATACACAATTGTAACGAACGATTACGATAATGTTCAGCCAATTGACGCTGCATGCGATTGTTATCTGTTTACTGATGACCCGAAACTAAACGTTAAGGGATGGATAACGGTACACACTAAACTTAATCAAAGGCATCTAAAAATCAATCCGTTTATATCTGATATACTTAATAAATATGATCAGACTATTTACATGGATGGTAATTTACAGATGTTAGCGGGTGCATTCTATTCTATTCTAAGCCTATTGGACGATGATGACAA